TTGCCGTTCCTATGGCGCTCTTTATTCCACTAACAGCACTTTTAAAAAGGGCTATACCAGCTAAGGTCTCTGCGATCATGTCACTTCCTATTTCGGCACTGGTTTACAGATTGCCGTTATCTTGACTGATCTCCCTTTTATTGGTGCTGGATTTTGCTTTGAAAGTCTTTCTGCAAAATACAAACATCTATCCATGTCTACAAATCTTTGAGTCTGATCTATGACCCCCTTCCCCATATAGACAACGAGCAAAAACTCAATCACGATACCCGCCGCCTGCTTTCTTGTATTGCTGCGCCAGCATTTGCGCCTTGCGAGCTGACCACTGACCCGGAGAGCCACCTTTGCCGCCAGCTTTGATTTTGTTAAATAGACTCTTACGCATGGTTGGCTTTGTGTAGTTTCCGGCCTTGTTAACGGTTGATTTTGTTTTTCCCCCAGAAGACATAGGAAGGGCCTTGCCCTTTCTTGTGTAAGCTCCCTTACCTTTCTTTGGTTTAACAACCTTTGGCCTTAATGATGGGCTTGCTAAAGCTTTTGCAACAGGGTTTCCCCCACCCTTTAAAGCTACGGGCCGCTTACGTTGACCACACATCATTTTTGCTGCTCGCATAATACCTCTCCTTGGCAACAGTCATCTATAACTTGGTCACACTCTATGCATTGCTCGTGACCGTGAACATAAATTGTCCTTAACCTGTTACCACACCTTGGGCATCTAGGCCTTGCGGCTAACTTTTCCTGCGGTCTTTGTTCTTTTGTAAGACCTGTTCTTTGAGGCGGAGACAACTTTGAGATTCGACTTTCTATTATCTTTTGGGTTCCCGTTTCTATGGGCGACATCTTTACCATCGCCTTTTTTTACTTTACCAGAGGCGAGCATTTTGCTGCGGGCTGCGTTCCTGCTTGCTCGGCGCTTCTTCTGCTCAGTCGTTGACTGATAGTTTTTGTATTCGCCCTTGTAGTTACGCTTAACTGAGCCGCCAGACTTTTTGTGTGCGGAATCCTTCATTAACTTACCATTGGGCATAAAGTGATATCCCGCAGGAGCCTTCTTACCCTTGTAAGTTTTAAGCATTAGCAAACACGCCCTTTTGTTTTACCCTTAATAGCAATACCGTCACGCTTCTTCTTAACAGCACCACCTTTTTTCATAGGCGTCATTCCCTGCATTGGCGCTGCGCCCATACCTGAACCAGCCTGCTGGGCTTCTTGAGTGGGGGCGCCACTACTCTTGTTTTTTTCCATAGCCTTTGCCAAAGCGCCCATAACGCCGCCACCCTTGATCAGATCATTTGGCAGCCCCTTGCCCTTCATTAAACTGTAAGCTGGCGAAAGGTTTTCGAGCATGTTTCCCCCACCTTTCATTTTTTTAGCTTTTTTCATTTTATTACCTTTCATTTGACTACCCATAGCAGCCCTAGATATAGTCATTTCATCCACCCAATAAATAAATGAGCCAGTGCGCCCACAGCGCCACCTACAGCCATAATGACCCAGAAAGCTCCCTTCCATCTATTAGCCTGAGCTTTTAGATCTGAAACCTCTTTATGAACGTGCCTAACCTCACTAGAAAGCGTCTTTATGCGCTCTTCAAGTCTAGCAAGCGTAACTTCAACAGCTTCAGTCATTAACACTTCCACCTTTTACGGGCTTGCCTTAGACGGCTATTAGGGTTGGCTGCTGCTTTAGGGAACTTTTTCATCTGACCCGCAGAACGCGCACAGAACGACTTACGCCGCTTAGCTGATGCGCTACCGGGCTTTACCTTGCCTGTTACTGCTGTTTTAAGCTTGCTGCCGGGGTTTTTGGCCCTGTAAGCCTTAACGCCCTTAGCGGTCATTCCCGCGCCCTTTTTAGTAGCGCGGAAATTGCCAGATTTAACAGACGTTTTTATAGGCGTTTCTTTTTTTCTAGGCACAGAAACATCTCCTAATTTAAGCTAAAAGAAGAGTTACTTTACTTCCACTACCAGTCAAAGCAGCAAAGAACACACCGTCTTTTGCTAAGATACCATCGTCAGGAAGGAACACTTCATTCCATCCGGCAGCAACGGTAATGTCAAGAAGAGTGGCCCCAGTAGCGGATCCGTTCTTCAAGGTCAAAGCAGTGACAGCAGTTCCATAAACTAAGATGTTTTTGATCCTAGCCCTAGATGTGCCGACTAAAGCGGGGGTGTCGCCTGTATTAAAATTATACGCCTTTACATCGCCATCAGCCATAATAACCTCCTATTAAGCAAGGTTATTGTTTTGCTGATACAGAATTGTAAAACGAACAAGGCCTGCGTTTGTGGCGGCAGAAGCGGTCACAGTCAAACGAATGTCTGATGTGCCGGTGTCTTGCCAAGCCAATGCACCGCCAGCTTGTGTTGTTGGGTACTTACGCCCAGCGTCTGTTCCAGATGCAAAAGTGTTCAGAACTGTAGCCGCACCGCCTACAGTATCACCGATGCTAAGGTTGGTTGTAGCATTAGCGGCTGTAATGATGTCAATCACACAGTCAATAATCTGAGAGTTTGCAGGAATAACAACATCAGTGACTTGAGCGGCTAGAGCGCCACCTGACAAATCTGCTGAAAAGGTCTGAGCCATAACAACTTGACCAACGTTTGCAACGTCAGTGCCTACTGTTGTGCCTGTGGTATTCTTGATTGTTCCGGCCCGAATAGGTCCAGAGAAAGTGGTAGTAGCCATGAGAAACTCCTTGTCGTGGCAAATGTCAGCCACACCATGTGACTGTCAAGGTTCTTCTGAATTATAGCAAAAAAAAGGGCGCCCCGAAAGACGCCCTCTTAAAAGTTTGTACCCTAGTGCGATTAGGCTCCGGGGGAACCGTAAACGCCGAGCGGGTCAGAAACGCCGAAGCTGTAACGCTCACGAGCTTTGTAGCGAACATTGCCTGTGTCAAAGTCACCATCCATTGATGTTGACATTGCTGTACGGACAAAGTGCTTCATGCCGTTTGGAACATCGGTTGTCAGGAAGAACGCATCGTTATCAGTCAAGTAGTGATTGACACGATAGCCCTGAGCGATTGAACCATTTGAGCGCAGTGCGTTGATGTCGTTATCGGCTGTGCCGACACGCAAGTCTGTCTGAAGCAGACGTGTTGCAACGAACATCAGTGCTGGTGGAACGATGAGCTTCTGTGGGCGAGCAGCGATCAACAGGCCACGCTCGTCAACGAAAGCAGCAATGTTGATGACCGCATCTTCCAATGAAGTCTCGTTCAGGTCAGCGTTAACCGCAGGACGGTTACCGTTCACACCACCTTGGACGGTTGGGTGAGCTGTGTTGAACAGAGTAACACCATCGCCAGACTGGAAAGTGGTGAAACCGTTGTTCAGCAAAGAAGCTGCTTTGACTTGCTTTGTGTAAGCCATAGCGCGGGCGAGAGCCTTTGTGTAACGTGCTGAGAGCGCGTCATACAAATTATCTTCCATTGCTTCTTCGGTTACAGAGAAGCCCATTGCCACTGTTTCGTGGTTGTAACGGGCTGTGAAGGACTCTTGCGCGTTGTCGTAAGAAATCGCTGAACCTTCTGGTTTTACAGGCGCTGCGCCAAAACCAGACAGTTTGACCTCTTCTTCAAAGCTACGCTCTGAAGTCTCAGTATCATAGATTTCTGAATGTTCGTTTTCGTACTTTGCGTACTCCATTCCGAACAATGCATTAAGACCCGGCAGTAGTTCCTTCAGGAGTTGTGCGCGTGAAATAGCCATCAGTTACACTCCTTTAGGCTGCGCCAGCAGCTGCGGTGAGCTGATGGTAGTTGAACTTACAAACCAGAATTGGGTAAGCTGAACCCTTCTCATCGCCTTCATGTCCGCCCAGATAATCAATCACCTTGATTGGATCTGTTGCGGTCACATCAAGCTCTGAGATGTCCAAAGCTACACGGCTGATCTTTAGATCAGTGTTTGGTGCAGTTTGTACCAGAGTACAGTTCTTACCGTAGATGTCACCAACGTTAGCTGGCGCACCGTCTGCTTGGATTGCAAACAGAGTATTCGGGTCATCTACGACAAACGCCATTGCATCAGATGCAACGGTGCCTGACGGCCAAAGCTGAGAAAAAATCTTTTGCTTTGTATTTGGGTCGGTGTATGAACACCCAATAAACACGCCTACGATATCAATCGCAGATGTACCTACTGCGGACTGCTTTTCAATTGTGGTGGCTGTACCACCGTCAACAAGTTGGACAATATCGCCAGTTGCGATGTTGACACCATATGCAGACGCGATTGGAAACTGGCGGAAAACTTCCACTGAACCAGTGTCCAAGCGACCAATTGGGCGCAGACCGAAGGGAGCGGCTACTGAAGACATAATCATCTCTCCTTCTAACAAGCCATTGTAAAAACGGTAAGCGCCAAAAGTTATATGTAACTTTCGTTACTTACCAAACGATGTTTTCGTAGACCGTTCTGGATTCAGAACAGGCATACGAGGATCTGATTGACGTAGATAGTTGTTATCTACTGAGTCAATCTGTTGTGCGTTCATCTCATCGTGAGCTTCACGGCGAGATTCCACATAGTCGGTTGAGTTCTCGCAAAGTAGCAATCCTCCAACCTCAACATTACCTTGAAATCGAGAGTCGATATCAGGCAACACTTGTAATTCAGGATGGTCCTCTGCCTTAACTGGCGTCCAACCCTCACGAAATTTAGACGAAACATTGGTGTTATCTGCATTACCCAAAGTTGATGTGCGAATCCAGCGATATTCAACACCTTCGCGTGGTTCGGGGGTAGGCAGAATGCCCGGTCTTTGCCATGTTTTTTTACGAGCCTTGACTTCACGAGACTCGCTTGAGCGTGGGGTTCTGTTAGACATTAGATGCCTCCTTCAAGAGTTGCGCCGCATATTGTTCTGCCGAAAGGCCAAGGCGCTTGGCGAGAGCGACTTGTGTTGAGGTTAATTGCACTCTGCGTGGTTTTTTTGCACTCCGCCCAGCGGGGGCAACCACGGAACCAGCTTGACGAACAGGTGCAGCCTCAACTTGCTGCTCACCAAACTTGTCTGGAAACCGTTGACGCATAGATTGGTCAATACGGTTATAATACTCATCTGCCTGTGATTGTGGGTTGATTCCCTGCTTTACCAGAGACTCATGCACACCAAAGGCATATCCTGTCATTTCAGAGTCATTACCAAACCATTCGTTCTGTGATGCCCACGCCTTTGTCCTTGCGTCTGGCTCTGGAACCTTTGGCTTCTGCCGCAACTGGACAGGCTCTTCCTGAACTTCTTGCGGCTTTGGCTTGTATGACTCAACCCTAAATTTTTCATTTTGCAGAGAATTGAGCTTTTCTTGTGCTTCAATTAACTTATCTGGGTCGCCTGTTTCGTAGGCTTCTTTATAAGCAGATTTAGCACGTTCAAGCTCAGCCTCAACACGACTTTTAGCCTGCTGTACCAGAACACCTTCACCCTCTTCGAGAGTTTTCCGTAGTTTCTGGTTCTCCTCATAAACCTTGCGAGCGTAGTCAACCGCCTCGTCTTGCAGCCTTGCGGCCTCTTCCTTACGGCGGCGCTCCTCATGATACTCAAACTTTAGCTGCTTAATGCGCTTCTGCACATTCTCGCCATAGCTTGCAATTTCATCGTCTTCCGGTATTTGCGCTTCAGTGTCTTCCGCACGGCGTGGCTTGTCTTCCTCTGGGGTGTCATCAACGATGTCCACCTCAAAATCAGAATTGTCCAACTCTGCGTCCGTTAGATCTTCTTCGATTTTCTCAGCTGTATTATTCATGCTCTTGTGTATCCCCTTGGGTCATCGACAACAGCCTCAACGGTGTCATCATTGATAAGACGGAACTCCTGTTTATCGACCTTAAACCGTGTGCCGGAATAAGAGCGAAAAATTACGAAGTCACCTTCTTTACAGTAAGGGCCATGAGGAAACTTTTCAGTGTCCATATACGCATCTGGCCCAGCCTTCACTACAAATCCAATAACTGACGCAGTTTGCTCTGCGTTCTTCAGTGCATCGGGCATGTAAATTCCGGAATCTGTTTTTTCTTTAACCTCAAGTGGCTTAATTAAGAGTTTGTACCCAGATGGCTCTGGTATTTTTTTGGCAGTTGAAGATTCAACCGTTTTTTCAGCAGAATACATTTCTGTTCCTTTTGCAGTGATTTAGGTTCACAGTACCTTGCAGGTTGTCCCTGAAAGTCTCCACAAATACAATATAACTCATTATTTTGAGTTACGGAAGTGTCAGGCCTCTTCAAGCCTTTGTTCCAAATCAAGGATATCACGTTCGATAAGCGCAAGCGCCTCGACTTTGCCGACCAGCCGAACATACTCTTCATGGTTTTGGCATCCGCCACCGGCCATATGGTCAGCGATATCATTCATGTAATTCCTTATTTTATCCCTGATTACTTCCATCATCACTCATCTCCCTTGCCATTTCACGACCAAGATCAATCCCATCTTTCATATCTGCTCTGCGGGCTTGGTCGGCTTCGGTTGCTACCTTAACGCCAAGGCGGGCGCCTTCACGTCTCTCTTCAGACTTCAGTCTATCTTCCTGAAGTTCAATGTTTGCCTCTTTTACCTGCATATCTGCCTGCAATTTGGCTACATCAAGTTGCTTCTTATGCTCAAACTCAGCCTCTTTCAAGGCCAGTTCACGCTGTTGAATTTGAGTAAGTGGGTCCTGCTGTTGCTGCATGGCCTGCTTTTGAGCCACCTCAGCCTGATCCTTGCGGAGTAGCTTTTGCGCCGCCTCTGATGCAAGTCGAGAAATCTCAAGCTCAACATCTTCTGGCAAAGGCTTCTCTTCATCAGGCATTGCCACACCAAGATTCTTTTCAATTTCCTTGCGATACTGGAACGCAACATGCTCAGTAATGTGAGCCGCCATGGCCGCTTGTATTGCAGCAGCAAAAGGACTTTGCCCCACAATCTCTTGAAGCTTTGGATCTTGCATAGCAGCCATATGAACCTGAATATGTGCCTCGTGATCCTGATACTTAAATGCCTTCACAGGCTCCTGCTTCAGGACGGCCATGTTTTCTGTGACCGGATCTGCTGGCTTAATATCGTCTGGGAGCTTGATAATTTCTTCAGCATCCTTAATACCAAGAACCTCTAGCATTTGCCGATGCAACTTACCCATGTTGTACAAATTAGGGGCCTGCTGAGCTAACTGCATAGCCGCCTGATACTGCACAACGCGCTGTGCCATTGTGGACGCATTCGGATCTGATACAGGGATAACATCAACTCGTCCATCAAAGTCTTGTTGGCGGCTAAAGTCACCCTCCATATCATAGATATATTCTGCTGGCATATAATCTTTTACGATCTTTGCCAGAATGCGTAGCTCATTCTTTAGCGCTGCGTGAAGACGTGCCTGAACACCAGACATCACCTTCATGCTTCGCTCCATCAAGGCTAAGGTCGTCCCGACCGGCGCTTGTGGGTTAAGATTTCCGACTTGTACATCAGCAACGGAGCCAATCCGTCTCCCCTCTTCCACGATGTTTCCGAGAAGCTGGTAGAGTACCGATGATGGCTCCTTGTAAGGAAGGAATGCAATTGAATCCCTAATCGCACCCCCCGGCACGTCCACGTCCCTGAACTCACCCGGCATGAGAGGCGAATCATCGCCCTTAATGCGAAGTCCCCTAGCTTTGAGGCCAGCAGGGAGATTGGATAGCGTACCCGCGTCAATAAGCTGTCTAAGAATACTTGTGGCGCTTTTAGCAAGACCACCAATAAGGTGAATAAGACCCGTTCCATAAAACCCAAGTCCCGGTAGGTATCTATAGTGAACAAAGTGCGCTCTCTTGCGCTTTTTAATATCTTCTTCATACCAGTTCCTCCGTATCGACAAGATTGTCAAACTGGACTTATCAATTGTTACAACATATGGACGTGCTAAACCATCTGGATCGTCAAAAGGCTCAGGCATTAGAAGATCAGCATGGACCTCAAGAATGGTGTGACGATCATCGTCCTCAATAACAGCTGTCTCACCATCAATCTCATCATACTTCTCCTGAATGTCGGAATAATCTGCTTCAGGCGCAGGCAACTCTACATCAAGATAAAAGTTATTGAACTGAAGCTCAGCAATCTCATTCGGCGTCTTCTTCATCACATGCGTATAACGAGGTGCGGTAGCTAGGTCAGCGGCTCCATATGACACAACAAAGTCTTCCGCAGGAACGAACATCGCACATGGGCGCTCCATGATGGGATCGTAATAAACTTTTT